TTAAAGATGTTTGGTTTACCACTTGGATGAATAGCTTGTTGTCAAGCCCAGTGACTCACGCCAAGAATATTCTTGGTAACTCCATGTTTGGCTTGTATCAGATTCCTGAGCGCATGATTGCCGCAATCTATTCCAATAAATTACCAGACGGTGTACGAAATTTTCGCGCTATTGTGCCTGGATCGCCTGACGAAAAGATTGCTTATGACGAGGCGCTTATCATGGCCCAGTCTTTGCCAGCCGCCATGAAACGCGGATTTGAATGGGCAAGCAAAGCCTGGAAACAAAACGCACCAACCGACCCATACAGCAAGGTTGAGATGTTGCGTAATACCGATTTACCTCCAATCAGCTCTGCCGCATTTGGACTGCAAGAGGACACATTGTTTGCTAAGGGCTTAGATTTTTATGGCAAAGCAATTACCATTCCTGGCCGCGCACTAATGACCGAGGATGACTTTTTTAAAGGCACCTTATACCAACTAGAGCTAAACGCTCAGGCAACACGCAGAGGCCATACGGTGTATCGCCAGGCATTACAAGATGGGCTATCTGAGACTGATGCAATTGCTAAGGCCGAGGCTCATGTTGTCGATATTCTGACTAATGTGCCAAGCGACTTAGACAAGCTGGCTATGGACTTTGCGCGCCGCGGCACATTTACAGCCAAATTGCCAGACGGTTTCCAAAAACTACAAGAAGTTTTTAACCATCCAGCTCTTAAGATCGTAGTGCCATTCTTTAAGACTCCAACCAATATTGGCTTAGAGGTAATTGAGCGCACCCCATTTGCTCCGATCTCTAGCCGCTGGCGCAATGAGATGGCTCAAGGTGGCATACAAAGAGATATGGCCATGGCTAAGGTAACACTTGGATCAAGCATATTAGCGACTTTTGCAAGCATGGCCGGTGATGGCAGTATCTCAGGTAGCGGCCCAAGACGAGGCGCCGATCGGGAGGCCTTAGATCGTACTGGCTGGAAACCATACTCAATTAAGATGGGCGATGAATGGGTTAGCTACGCTGGCCTAGAGCCCATGTCAGCCCTCTTAGCGATTGCGGCCGACTATGCCGAATACGCCAAATACGAGCCTGACGCCGACAAGATTGATGAAGTATTTTTGGGCGCCGCGTTTGCAATCTTTGAATATGTCGGCGAACAGCCATGGCTTAAGGGCGTGGCTGATATTGGGTCAGCCGTTGCCAATGCTGACAACAATCGGGGCAAGACATTTATTAACGCCGTAGCCAAGCAGTTTGGTAGTTTCTTAATTGGTGGCTCTCCGGTTGGCGCCTATGGATCTATGGTGGCTGGTATTGAGCGCATGGTTGACCCAACTAAAAAGGATGTCAAGGCAGATCCCGATTTGCCTATGGGTGTCCGCGGGTTCTATGAGGCGTTTAACCAATATATCAGCCGTCTGCCCTACTTTAATCAGTCATTGCCTGACGAGCTTAACCTTTGGGGCGATGTTCGTACTCAAGGCCAGGGCAAGGCGTATGAAATGGTATTGCCTACAAGGGTGTCGCCTGAGCAATTTAGCGAGGCTGACGACATCCTCGTTCGCTTGGGTTCGCCGTTATCAGTTAAGGGCTTTGAAAAGGTCGATGGCGTGGAGCTAACTGCCGAGGAGCGCAACCGCTACAAGCAGATTTATGGCAAAGAGACCATTGCCGGTGGCCGAGACATTAAAACTGCCATTGTTGAGAGAGCGACAACACCAGGTTTTGACCTACTCCCGCTAGATCAGCAACAGGAAAACATCAAGGCAGTCCATCGCCAATACCAGAATCAGGCCAAGCAAGCGCTTTTACAGGAAAGCCCTGATTTAGTAGCGCGAATTGAGAAACTAAAAGCCAACCGAGAGGCTTTTGGCATCTATTACAAAGAGTAATTATTGAATACAATATCCAAAAGGAGCTTATGAATCATGGCTAATTACGCAATATCCAATGTACCTCGTAGGGTAGTCTATGCCGCGTCTGGCACAGGCCCCTATGCGTTCACCTTTGAGGTGTTGTCAGCCAGCGATATTGCGGTCTATAAGGGTGACACCCTCCTGACTCTGACAACAGACTACTCCGTTACGATTAACGCCAACGGCACAGGCTCAGTCACTCTGGTGACAACAGCCGGCACATCCCAGATCACAATAGTCGGCTCCAAGGGTATCTCTCGCATCACAGACTTTACGACTGGTGGTGACTTCTTTGCCAATACGCTCAATGACGAGCTCGATGCTCAGACCATCTTTATCCAGCAAGTAGCCGAGACCGCGGAGCGTGGACTCAAGGCGCCGGTAACGGATCCGACTGACATCAATATGACCTTGCCGCGCAAGGCGTCTAGAGCTGGCAAGACTTTGGCATTTGACGCTAATGGCAATCCAGTAGTTGGTGAGGATATTGGTAACTGGCGTGGGAATTGGGCGGCCGCTACTGCTTTCACAGTGCGTGACCTGGTTAAAGACGCAAGTAACTCTAATGTGTATCGTTGTAATACCGCACACACCTCGACTGGCACCACTCCGATCAGCTCCAATGCGGACTCTGCCAAGTGGGATTTGGTGGTTGATGCCGCCTCCGCTAGCACATCAGCAACCAACGCCGCTAATAGTGCGACTGCCGCGGCCGCGTCTGCCTCAGCCGCCTCAACTTCTGCAAGTAACGCCTCGACCTCGGCTACTAATGCCGCATCGAGCGCATCTGCCGCAAGCACCTCGGCTAGTAACGCATCGAGCTCAGCCTCGACTGCAAGCACCCAGGCGACCAACGCAAGCAACAGTGCAACAGCGGCCGCGAGCTCGGCAAGTGCGGCCAGCACCTCTGCGAGCAATGCCTCCACAAGTGCGACCAACGCATCCAATAGCGCCTCGTCTGCCTCAACCTCTGCGACCAACGCAAGTAACTCAGCCAGCAATGCGACAACACAAGCAACTAACTCTGCCGCATCTGCCGCATTAGCAAACGACTGGGCTACCAAGACATCCAGTGCCGTAGCGGGTGGTGAGTTCTCGGCAAAGTATCACGCACAAGCCGCCGCCACATCTGCCTCTAATGCAAGCACATCCGCGTCTAATGCCTCGACCAGTGCGACTGCCGCACAAACCGCACAGACCGCGGCTGAGTCTGCTAGAGACGCAACACTAGCCGCATTTGATTCTTTTGATGACCGCTATTTAGGTGTAAAAACTTCTGATCCAACATTAGATAATGATGGCAATGCTCTTTTAGCTGGTGCCCTGTACTTTAATTCTGTCATTGGTGGAATGAAAGTTTATACGGGGTCAGCGTGGGTTGCGGCATACATATCTGGCACAGGATTTTTATCAGCAAGCAACAATTTATCGGATTTGCAGTCTGCATCAACGGCTCGCACCAACCTTGGATTAGTTATTGGAACAGATGTACAGGCGTTTGATGCAGACTTAACCACATTGGGTGCCGGTGGATCTGCCGCTAGATCATTTCTTGGTTTGGCAATTGGCACAGATGTGCAAGCGTATGACGCTAACACCGCCAAGACCAATCTTAATCAGAGCTTTAGCGTAGCTCAGCGTGGGTCGATCACTGCACTGACTGACGGTGCAACGATTACACCCAATATGAATAACGCTAATAACTTTTCAGTGACTTTAGGTGGTAACCGCACCCTTGCCAATCCTACCAACCTGACTGCCGGCCAGTCTGGTGTGATCGTGATTACTCAGGATGGCACAGGCTCACGCACCTTGGCGTATGGATCTAACTGGAAATTCCCAGGCGGCACAGCTCCGACTCTGACAACGACTGCTAATGCAGTGGATGTGATTGCATATTATGTCGAGAGCGCAAGCCGTATCACAGCTCGTCTAGTCGCGGATGTCAAATAATGCTTAATCAGAATTTACTGCTGGCTGGTGATGATGGTGGTTACAACATCCAGCGCTCTTTGCGTCTGAGGTCTAGTGCGTCTGCTTATCTTAATAGAACTTTTACAACATCAACTAATAATAAAATTTGGACTTTTAGCGCTTGGTGCAAAGTTTCTAGCGTTTCAAACAGCATTGCTTTATTAGGAACAGTCGACAACAATCTTTCATCTGGTGATTTTGCAGTGGCTAGATTTAGTGGTGGTCAGTTTCAGTTTATAGATTATGCTTCTGGTTATAGATTTCAATTTTATACATCAGCTTTATATAGAGACCCATCTGCTTGGTATCATGTAGTTATTGCTGTTGATACTACTCAAGCAACAAGCACAAATAGAGTAAAAATTTATATTAATGGAAGTCAAATAACAGCTTTTGCTGTAGCTACTTATCCATCACAAAATATTAATACTTTTATAAATAGTGCCGCCGCAACTTATTTAGGGTCTTATTACACGTCTGGCGTAGGGCCATCAAATCCATTTGAAGGCTACCTAGCAGAAGTGCGTTTTATTGATGGTCAGCAATTAACCCCATCATCATTCGGAGAAACATCTACAAGCACAGGTGTATGGATTCCTAAGAAATATACAGGCACTTATGGCACTAATGGATTCTATTTACCATTTACCGATGTAGCTACTACTAGCGGAAGTAATGCTGGACTAGGTAAAGACTTTAGCGGTAATGGTAACTATTGGACTACCAATAACATATCTGTTACAAGTGGCTCTACTTATGACAGCATGAAAGATGTGCCTACTCTTACAGATACAGATACAGCTAATTATGCTGTATGGAATCAAATAAACAGATTGCCTACATCAGCGACATATACAGCAACTTTTTCCAATGGAAACCTTCAATTAACTTCAAGCGCTGGTGAGGGCAGTGGTAACAGTTCTGCTGTTGGAACAATGCAAATCCCATCTACAGGCAAATGGTATTGGGAAGTTACTATTACAAATCGAGCAACTTTAGCGGCATCAAGAAGTCAAATTGGTATTGTGAAAGGATCTGCAATATACACAGATCCAGGAGATGTTGCTTACAACACTACATCAAATGCTTGTTATGTCTATGCGGGTAGCGGTGATAAAGCGGTTTCATATGGAATTTTTTCTGCTTATGGTAGCGCTTGGACTAACGGAGATGTAATTGGTGTGGCTTGCGATTGGGATGCTGGGACACTTACATTTTATAAAAACGGAACAAGCCAAGGGACTGCATTTAGTGGTTTAAGTGGCTCAGATAACTATTTTCCAATAGCTGGATATTTCGGCACATTTAATATTAACTTCGGTCAGCGCCCATTTGCCTACCCACTAACAGGCTTCAAAGCACTAAACACATTTAACTTACCTACTCCTACGATTGGTGCTACTGCATCTACAGTAGCGAATAAGTATTTTGATGCTACTTTATATACTGGTAATTCAACTACAAACAATATTGTTAATGCTGGCAGTATGCAACCTGACTTTGTTTGGATTAAATCAAGAAGTAACAATCAAGGCAATAACTTATTTGATAGTATTCGTGGTGCTGGTTATGTTTTGTTTTCAAACCTTACAAATGCTGAAACAAACAATACAGCAAACTTTACTAGTTTTAATAGCAATGGTTTCAGTTTGGCTTCTAATGGTGGGGACACTAATTTTAGTGGCTATACCTATGTAGCTTGGCAATGGAGAGCATCAAACACCACAGCCGTAACCAACACAGCAGGCTCTATTACATCTACAGTAAGTGCTAATACTACTGCTGGATTTAGTATTGTTACTTATACTGGTAATGGAAGTGGTGGCGCTACTGTTGGGCATGGTTTAGGTGTTGCGCCTAAAATGGTTATTGTTAAGCGCAGAGATAGCGGTGTTGGTGCAACAAATTGGTATGTATATAATGCAAACTTAAATAATGGTGTTAATCCAGCACAATATTATATATTCTTAAATTTAACAAATGCGCAAGGCGGTGCTAGTTCAGTATGGAATGATACTGCACCAACATCATCTGTATTTTCACTTGGAACAAGCTCTGAAACAAATGGAAGTGGTGGCACTTTTGTAGCCTACTGCTTCGCCCAAGTCGCTGGTTATTCCGCATTTGGTAAATACACAGGCAATGGTTCTAGTGATGGGCCGTTTGTGTTTCTAGGATTTAAACCTAAGTTTATTTTAATTAGAAGATCAGATGGTATCGCTGGATGGAAAATTTACAATACATCAGGACTAAACTATAACCCAATCAATACATCATTAGAGCCACATGATTCTGGTGCTGAAGCAACTAGCACTAATTTTAATATGGATTTACTATCCAATGGGTTTAAATTAAAAACAACTTATGCAGATTTTAACACTAATGGTGGCACTTACATCTACATGGCATTTGCCGAATCACCATTCAAATATTCTTTAGCGAGGTAATCAAATGTTTTTACTTAATGGCAACCCTTTAGCAGTAGATACACCTTTTACTGCCAATGACATCCAATATCCAGCCAACTGGCTAAGACTGTCTAGTGAGGCAGAGAAGATTGCTATTGGAATTACTGAGGTTGCTGACCCTGTAAGAGCAGATGATCGGTTCTATTGGAATGGAGATATTAATAATCCTAAAGCGCTTGAAGATGTTACTGAGACTAGTGAAGATGGTAAGGTTTACACGACTAAAGGTCTAAAGTCTAACTTTATCGCTCAAGTAAAAACTATTGCTGGTTCTATTCTTGCTCAGACAGACTGGATGGTAATCCGCAAGGCCGAGAGGAATGTAGATATTCCTAGTGCTGTGGCTACCTATCGTGCAAGCGTAATAGCTAGAGCTACCGAATTAGAAACAGCGATTAGTGCGGTTGCTACTGTTGAAGCGCTTGCCGGATTGGATTTGTCATTTCCTAATAAGGACTAAAAATGTCGGACGAACTAAACCAGCAAATTGGCCGCCTAGAGGCGCACGTTGAGCAACTCCAGCGGGATATGTCCGAGATTAAGGGCAGTATTAAAACGATGAGCGATCAGATGAATCGCTGGCGCGGAGCTGGTGCCGTCCTGGTATTAGTCGGCGCAGTCCTGGGATGGATTGTTGATACCCTTTACAAGCTCCTGGGAAAGTAATCGCATGATATGGCCGATGATTTCGGGTTTACAGAAGGCGTTAAAGGTCTTACTGGATCGATTGATGCGGCGCGAAATGCCGGCAAAGGTCTCTCCAAAAGTATCCAGGACATCCAAGGCGACGCCATCGAAGTCGCCCAGCAACAAGCCAGGGAACGCAAGCTCGCCGAAAAGAGGGCGGCGCTCCTCAAAGAACGCGCCATCTTCAAAGCGCTCGAAGAATACAAGCACCGGAAATTAATTAGTGACCAGGAATATAAAGCGAAAGTAGAATTTGTAAAGAAGTACGGCACAAAAGAATGGGAACAAGTGCTAAAGATTAAGAGTGAAATTGAAAAGCTGGAAGAGAAAAGTAAAAAAGAATTTGATGCAGATTTAGAAAAGGTGCGGCGCGTACAATTATTATGCTTTCTCGTCGCCGCGTGGTGCGCTTACTATCTTGTATGGGGAGTTAAAAAATAATGGCAACGAAACCAATTTGGGAAAAGGATCGGCCTAAGTCCCTGGGCAAGTCTAAGAAGTTAACGCCTGGCCAGCTCAAAGCCGCCAAGGCAATGGCCAAGAAAGCGGGCCGTCCTTATCCGAATATGATCGACAACATTCGTGCAAAAGCAATGGGGGGAAAATGATATGCCAATGACCGGTAAGCAAATGATGAAGGTTGAAAAGGTGATGCGTGAGTTTAAGGGCGGGAAGTTAAAGTCCAGCTCCGGATCAAAGGTCGTAAACCGTAAGCAAGCGATTGCGATCGCATTGTCTGAGGCGCGTCAAGTTAAGGGTAAGAAATAATGTTTCCGCTCGCCGCACTATTCGATGTCGGGATGAAAGTCCTGGACAAATTTATTCCTGATCCTGAGGCGAAAGCAAAAGCCCAGCAAGAACTCCTGAAGATGCAACAAGAGGGAAAGCTGGCCGAACTCCAGGCCGATATGAACGAGCAGAATAATATCTCGGATCGCTGGAAGGCGGACCTGGCTAGTGATTCCTGGCTCTCTAAAAATATCAGGCCGATGTCCCTGGTCGCGATCTTTGCCGGATATTTCCTATTCGCAATGATGAGCGCATTCGGATACGACGCAAAAGAATCTTACGTGAATCTCCTGGGTCAATGGGGAATGCTGATTATGTCCGCGTACTTCGGCGGCCGCACCTTGGAAAAGATTATGGACATGAAGAACAAAAATGAACCTAAGTGAACATTTTACGCTGGAAGAATTAACCCATACGGATCATCGGCAGTTTGACAACACGCCAAATGCGGCAGAGATGGCTAACCTGGTACGCCTGGCCGCATTCCTGGAAGAAGTTAAAACCGTCCTGGGCGGAAAGCCGGTAATGATTAACTCGGCATTCCGTTGTAAGCAAGTCAATGACGCCGTAGGATCTAAAGACACAAGCCAGCACCGTATTGGATGCGCCGCAGATATTCGAGTGCCAGGCGTAACACCCGATGAAGTAGTGAAGGCCGTCATCGCGTCCGGCCTGGAATACGATCAGGTCATTCGCGAGTTTGATCGCTGGACCCATATATCAATCCCGAATAAGCCAGGCGATAAAGCGCGTAAGCAAGCGCTGATTATTGACAAGGCCGGGACCAGGGCATACGCATAAAAAAATCCCCGCACTAGGCGGGGCATAAGTCAGGTCGGTTAAGCCTGAAGAAGTCTCTGCAAAGAGATAAGTTAATTTACCACAATCTCAATCCCCCTGGTTAGATACGGTTTGATCTTAATCAATCCGCGGCGCTCCAGGCGGTGCATCATAGCGTGGACCGTGGAAGGGCTACTATATCCCAGGTCCTTACAGATCTCCCTGGTACTAGGGTAAACCCCATGTTCTGAATGATGCTTTACCAGGTGATCGAGCAAACGTTTTTGCATCGGGGTCGGTGCGAGTTTCATTAGTCACCCGCCCATCGAACGCCGGAGCGCCCCATCTTTGCGTTGTACCAGTCCTCGAACTCGTTAGCCAGCTCGGCCAGGGACTTCTCCCTGGGACACTTATGGATCTCGTCAATCTCTAAAGTCTTGCCGCACTTCTCGCAAATGTGGCCGGCAAATGGGACTGGCTCAGACTGTTCTTTCCTGGCGGCGATATGGTATTCCAGTCTCTCCTGAAAGTAGGATTTCATCTTCATCATTTCACTCCTAGAATTTGTAAAGTTTTAGCGCGTTCAACCCTGGCCGGTTTCGCTGGCGTCACTTTCTCAGGCTGGGCCTTGTACGATCTCATGGCCCATTTGATTCGCGCCGCAATTGATCCGTCCTGGTTTTTAATATACCCCTCTTCGGCATCGGTCATCGTGTCCATGATCTTGGACTGGAGCTGGTCGATCTCTTCTTCCAGGATCTTGGCCTGGGCTTTTGCCTCGATCAGGCGACGCGCGTACTCGCCTACATCACCGGCCAGCTCGATCGCTGGTTTCGATTCGTCAACCGTCGGGTATGCTTTCACGGCATCGGCTGGACTGACGGCCGGGTACCAGGACTTACTATTAACGCGGCGCGTGAACTCCTTGCACACGTCGATGATCTTGGTCTGCATATTGCCGCTCGCCTGGTAAAAGAATAAGCGCAACTCGGTCCCGCGATACAAGGTCGCGATCACTCCCCAGGTATAGCCAGCGCATAGCATTTGCGCCTGGAGCTGGAGCGGTCCGCGATATAACGGTGGCTCTTCTTCGGGCATGGCGCTCGTTAGTTTTGATTCGCAACATCCCAGGCCGTTCAATGTAATTTGATCTGCGCCGATAACATAAATGCCTAGGTCGGGATCCGTGGTAATCGTGCGGCCGTCTCCTTCCCAAATCGAATCGAGCGAGCATTGCAAAATGATCTCGTCATCTTCCAGGTACGAAAGGGCATAGTCCACTTGCAACTCTTTGACCGTGATGCCCAGGCGCTTGGCCGCCTCGGTGATGATGATTGGCTCTAAAGTATTGCCCCAGTCTGCGGCCTCAACTTCAAACGGTGGGCGCGGCTTGCCTTCGAGCGCGTCGATGCTGGCCGCCAGCTCGTCATTTGGTGAGCGGAACGGGGATACCCCCATGATGCCAGGGATCCGGGACCCGGACGGCAGAATATCGTTTGTAATTTTTCCAACCATTTTAGTTTCCTTTCGGGAAGTTAATAAACACACATTCGTTGTAAACCATGCGGCCCTTTGCGTCGTAATAATATTCGCCGCAACCGGCAAACCATTCGATGGTGATGAACGCCAGGAAGGCGGAGAACGCAACCATCATTAAACCTTGCAACACATACGCACCAAATTTTTTCATTGTTGAAATTTCTCCAGTAGATAAAGGGTAAAGATAATTACCAGGATCGCGATGAACCCGGCAAACATAAAAACCAAACCGGTGACTATGGCATCGAGCATTTAAGCACCCCCTCTGCGGCGACTGATGCGGCTCTCTTTTTCAATGTTGCGTCACCCTTGTTAAGTACGTTAATCATGTCAATTTTTTCTTCCAGGTACATTTTTGCCCAGGCCGGATCACACTCCAGGGCGATGTCGATTCCGGATAGATTCGAGATAATGTCGGCCAGCTTGATCGTCTGCGCGTCCGCGCTGGCGTTTGACATCACGGCGCGATTAATGAACCCTCTTGCAATACGATCGCCGTCGTTGTCGTCGGCCGCGTTGGTGACCTGGTACACCAGGGTCGCAACTCGCTCGCCGAACTCGATCATTAAATCGCTATACGTCACGTCGCAATCCTCAATGACATCGTGTAAAACTGCGGCGGCCAGGATGTCATCGTCACTTGTTACGCCGCGAACGATCTGCATCACTTCCATTGGGTGACTGATATACGGCAAGCCCGTAAACTTACGGACCTGACCATCGTGCGCCTGGTCCGCGAAAAGTGTAGCTCTTGCGATGATGTTCATATTAAAGCTCCCTCGTATCTGTTGACCACGTTACGAACTGCACTCACGGACCAGGCTTTTTTGCCGGTGGCCGTGGCGATACCCCTGGCTGATAAACCGGCGGCGATCTTGGCGAGCGTCGCGCATCCGAAGTTTTTTAATTCCTGGATCACGGGGTACACCTGGCAAGCGAACTCGTTTGCCTGGGTCGCCGTGACCAATCCGCCGGCCTGGGCGCCGTTGGCTGGGGTGGGTGAACCCAATGCCATTCCCCTCGCCTTGCGCGCCGCCAGGGCCTTCTTAGTACGGTCTGAAATCTGCGCTCTTTCTAACTCGGCGACGTTGGCCATGAGCTGAAGGATGAATCGGCTCATCGCTGGATCTTGTAGGTTTGGAATGTCGAGCGCCATGATGGGAACCTGGCGATCCAGGAGCGTCGTCAACAATCCGACGTTACGGGTTAAACGGTCCAGCTTGGCAATCATCAGGGTCGCGCCATCTCTTTCGCATTGCTCCAGGGCGGCTCTCAATTGTGGTCTGCGCTTGTCTGTCTTGCGGCCGCTCTCGATCTCAACATACTCGGACACAAGCTCATAGGATGATCCACTCACAAATTTGTTAATGGTATTTTTTTGGGCCTCTAAACCCAAGCCGCTTTCGCCCTGTTTCTTGGTACTCACACGGTAATAGGCTATCACTTTCATAATTTCACCTCGCTAATTTCACGGCCCGGATCATCGGGCGAACTGGCCGCGCGGCAACGGATCTCGTACTCGCCGAATGCGGCCTCGTAGTCCCTGGAATATAAGCCGGCGTAGAGTTGGCCGTCCGGATCTTGCAAGAACGTTGCATACTCGCGAACGTCCAGGCGCTTGACCAGGACAACGGCAACCGGGCGACGGACTGCATCGCCCTGGAAAACCGTCCGGCGTAGGGTCGCCAGTTTCATGCGGCCAACCTACCGACGCAACCTTGACCGTACCCGTCATCGCCCAGGCTAGAGATCCGGGCCAGGGTCGCGCTCTGCTGGACTGGATAATCGGCGGCCATCTCTCTGACAACTTCGTCCAGGCGTCTATTGAACCCACCATACAATCCGTTACTCATGCCAGGGATGTCGCGGCTAAGTGACGCGCCATTTTTTACATCGGCGACAGTCACCCGTGGGAGCGGATCGTCGCGGAAGTTACCGGCGAACTTTTCGTACAAGGCATCGATCGCGGCGGCGTACACTTCATCGCTGACCTTCCGATTTACGAACACGAAGTCGCAACCGAACCGAACTTCCTGGCCGTCGATCGCGGTGAAGTTTAGGCCTTTGTAGTCAATCGATCCGTCGAAGTAAGAGGCCTCGAAGATCGAGACGGCGGACTTCACGGCGTCAACGTTTGGGCCGTCCTGGTAATTGATATTGATCGACGCGCCGCCGGAGTAAACGCTGGACCGGACGGAGAACTTCACACCAGGGAACGATTCTTTTAGAACCGAGCGAATCATTACTGCGGTTTCTGCACAACTGAGATACTGTTTCATGGTCTGTTTTCCTTTCGTTTGTTTACTGTTCGCTTTCATTATGGCACCATCACGGTACCATTGCAACACCTAACCAAAAATATTTTTGCAAAAATACAACACCATGAGCGAGAACCCCACAAAACCAACCCAGTTACACCTGACAGAACGCCTACGGGCCGAGCTATTTGAGCAAGCCAGCAAGGAGCGCCGGTCCATGTCCAGCCTGGCCGAAGAGCTGATCGCCCTGGGGCTGACCACTCGCCGCCAGGCAATCGAAGATCGAATCGATCAGGTGCTACATGGCCGGGGGTAAGCGCAATCGCGAGCGGGGCGCGGAACTCGAACTCGAAGTCGTTCACACCTGGAAGGCGCAAGGCGTCGAGGCCCAGCGCGTCCCGTTATCGGGCGGAGCTGGCGGGATGTTTATTGGCGATGTCATGCTGGCCGGTTATACGGTCGAATGCAAGCGCCGCAAGGATGGATTCGGGGTTTTATACGATGCCCTGGACCAGCAAGGGAGCGATTTTCTAGTGGTGAGAGCCGATAGAAAGCCGCGTCTCTATGTCATTCCCGAAGAGACGATGCTCTTGTGGCACCGTCAATACGGGCTTTTTAATTTCAACCTAGCAAATAGCAAGAAGGAGCAAGACAATGAGCTTTGATTTAGGCTTAACGGGCGAAGGCGGCGGGCAATATATCCGCTACAACGCCAGCACCGGCACGTGGAACGTGGACGGGAACCAGGTACAACTGGGTCAATTCCTGGTCGATCCTACCAGCCTCAAAACTGGATGGGGTAAGATCGTGGCGGGTACGGCACCGTCCTGGCAATGGGATACGCGCCCAGGCGTCAAGGGTGACCAGCCCAGCGACGAACATAAACGCGGTTTCTCTCTGCAAATTTACAGTAAAGCAATCGGCCAGCGTGAATGGTCAACCAACTCGGCCGGAAGTAACAAGGGATTGTCGGCTATATGGGGCGCGATCGCGGATCAATCCGTGGCCAACCCTGGTAAGGTGCCAGTCCTTAAATACACCGGATCAACGGTAGTCGCCATCGGCAAGGGATCCACCCAGGTACCGAACTTCACCCTGGAAAAGTGGATCGAACCACCCGCCGATTTTGTCATGTATGACCCTCGCGGATTTACTCAAACGCAAACCCAAAATACGCAACCCGCATCTAAGCCAGCTCCCGCGCCGGCCGCCGATGAAATTGACGAATTTTGATTAACTTTTGAGTAAGGGGCCGCGGTTTGCGCCGCGGTCTTTTTTATCCCATGACGGAACTGGTACAACACATAGAACAAGTCGCCAAGTTTTTTTGGGGCGAACCAAATACAAAACTATCCAAGCCGGGCAAAGAGATCCGGTTTGGTACGCATGGGTCCAAGTCAATCGATCTCGAAAAGGGTACCTGGTACGATCACGAAAGCAACCAGGGCGGCGGGGTCGCGGACCTCATTAAGCTAGAGACTGGCGGCGCCAAGATCGAATCCTGGATGAGCGATACCCTGGGAATCCATCTCACACCCAGGGCCAGCAAGATCGAAGAACTCAAACCCATCCAGGCCAGGAAAGTAAAAGCCGTATATCCGTACGTAAATTCGTACGGCGAGATCGTTTACGAAGTGATCCGATTTGAGCCGAAGGACTTCCGGCAAAGGCGCCTGGAGAACGGCAAGCACGTGTGGAACCTACAAGGCGTTACGCCTTTACCGTACAACCTTCCGGCCATCCTGGAGCATCCGAGAAAGACTATCTTCCTGGTCGAAGGGGAGAAGGATGTCGAGGCCCTCAAAGAACTCGGACTTTTGGCATCTTGCAACTCCGGCGGGGCCAAGAAATGGACCCAGGAATTAAACTTGCATTTTGCCGGGCGCAAGATCATCGTCTTGCCGGACAACGATGAGGCCGGACAGAATCACGCGAAGGTGATTATCGAGCAACTCGGAAACACGGCCGCCGAGATCCGGATCCTCGAACTTCCGGACCTGAAAGAAAAGGGCGACGTATCCGATTGGATCGCCCAGGGCGGCACGAAAGAGCAACTCGTAACCCTGGCCAAGAGCGCGCCTCTCGCGAAGGATTGGATCGCGCCGGTCAATCCGCCCAGGCTAAGAATCCTAACCCTTAAAGAGATCGCCGAATTGCCGCCGGTCACCTGGCTAGTCAACTCGCTCATACCCAAGCATTCGCTTGCCATGATCTACGGCGAACCTGGCGGCGGGAAAACGTTCACGGCGCTAGATATTGCGCTAACCGTGGCACACGGTGCGAAATGGCATGGACACGAAGTCGCCAAGGGGCAAGTCTTTTACGTGGCGGGCGAAGGCGTTGGCGGATTTAGAAAGCGGATCGGTGCCTGGCACCAGCATCACGAACTCGAAGAGCAAGCGCCCTTCTATCTGATACCCAAGGCCGTCAACTTACTCGACGACGCGGAGATCGATGATCTATTGCAAACCATCGAGGCAACCAGGGACCCGGAACTTCCGGTCGCGATGGTGGTATTCGATACCGTGGCGCGTTGCATGATCGGCGGCGATGAGAACTCCGCCCAGGACATGGGCAAGGCCGTTAAGAACATGGACCGGGTGCGCGAACAAATCGGGTGCGCGGTCCTACCAATACACCACTCCGGGAAAGATAGCAATCGGGGCGCCAGGGGATCGACGGCCCTCATTGGTGCCGTGGATGTGAGCGTACGCGTCGAACGGGACGCGGATCGCGTACTCCTGACAACCGAAAAGCAGAAGGACGCCGAGCCGCTTGATCCGATGCAGTTTAAGACGGTATCCGTGGAGCTGGCCGCCGGACCATTGTCCCTCGAATCCGAGACCAGCCTGGTCCTGGAGCTATCAGATCAACCCGCGGACATCGTGGCCAGGAAGAAGCTATCAGGCCAGCAGAAACTCATCCTGGACGCGCTACATGATGCGTTATCGAGCGCCGGGGAACAACGGCAGATCGGGAACTACATTCCGAAGGGTTACTACTCCGTGAGCGAATCTCTGTGGCGTGACTTTGCCATGAACAAGCAGATCAGCGACGGATCGGACGATAGCAAACGCAAGGCGTTTTTACGCGCCGCGAAAGCACTACAAGAGCGAGGCATTGTTGGTAAGTGGGACGATTATTGTTGGATATGGAAGGACAAACATGAACCGAAATTATGAGCAAAAAGTAAGGGTTTACCCTAGAAAAAACGGACAAAATGGACTTGTCCGGAGCCTGTGGATAACTTTGTCCGCGGACAAGAGCGGACAAGCCGGACAGACAAGGGGAACCCAATGAATACAAGGGTTAGCGGGCTACGGACAAATACGGACAAGAGAGCGCCAAGACCGGACGGACAAATCTCCTCTCTAGGAGATTGTCCGGCTTGTCCGGCGGATGCGTTGGAACGTTGGAAGGACCTCACCCAGGTAAAGATTTATCGGGATGAGTTGAATCGATTTAATGAAACCTGGGGCTACGGCAGATCGTTTCTTCTGTGTGGAGATGAGCTTGCCGGGAAACTGCGTAGGCAAATGACGCTTATCCAGGAAACGGCCAGGGACGCTAAAGCGGGATACCTTGTCGAGCAGAGATGCGAGGCAATGATTCGGGGATTGCGATTGGCGGACCAGCGGATCCGTGAGGCCGGACACCAACCGATTGACCGGACCGAGTGGCAAGCGGAACATCCGGCCGGGCTAGTGGTGAAAATGGTACGAACACGGGCCGCGATACCTCAAGAATCCGATTTCGCGTACTTCGCGCTAGAGGATGTCGTGAAGTGGATCCCGACGGAAGTAATCGAGCTGATGAAACAATTCCCAGGATCGTCAACCGTCAAGGTGACAACCAGCTTTGAGCAGATCAGAAAATCAACCGAGGAACGCCTGGCACGTGAGGCCGCGACGCCCAAGGTTAAAACCGGTAACGCAATCATGGACCTAGACGATGACATCCCATTCTGAAAAACCAGCAACCAGGAAGTATTCGATTCTCCCAGCCAGGTCCGTCCAGGACGATAGCTTGCATCCGACAACCTTTCGCGTCCTGGCGGCAATCTGTTTGCACACGAACGGGTACGGGATCTGTTTCCCATCCAGGGAGACATTGAGCCGACACGTAAGCAGATCGATCAAAACCGTCTCTACGCACGTGGGCCGATTGATTAAAGCCGGATACATTCGCAAACTACAACCGAAGGCCTATCCATTCGCCTACAAGCGCAAATCGGCGTATTACACGAACCGATACCAGGTGCTATTCGATGGTCCTGGGACACCAATGCCAACCAGGGAGCAATTCCTGGCCGCAAGGCCTTTAATAGCCGAGGACTATCAAGACCAGGAAGTGATAGATAACCTTAATAATAAGAAGGGGGTTATAGGGGGTGATAGCGAGCTGATTAAGAGTATCGCGCAAGCATTCCGCCAGGGCGTCGAGCGGGGGTCCGGCGTGGTGCGCGACGTCGAGGCGAGTATGGAATGCGCCAGGCGCCTGGCAGAAAAGGGCATCGATGCCGGAAAAGTCCTGGAGCTGGCCGTGCAAGCGACCATCGACAACCGGAAGAACCGGAAAGACCCGCCGCTAACCCTTGACCAGGTGGCCAAATGGGGCGGCCTGGAGTGAATTTACAAACGGCAAACGAACGTTTGGCCTTTGCACAAGCAAGGGGGGTGCGTTTTTGCGCGATGCCGCAAAAAACGACCTTTGGGGGGTCCCCCATGCGCTTAATTGTGCGGGGGGATCGCTCCGGATTTTTCAACTTTTTTGGAGATAAAAAATGAGTCCGTGGTTAATCATCGTTACCGGCCTGATTTACGCGTACATTGGCGCAGAACAAGCGATAAAAGGGAACGTTTCAATGGCCGTCGTGTATAGCGGCTACGCGTTTTCCAATATCGGGCTTTACTTTTTGGCGTTGAGCAAGTGACGCACCCAGGATCTCTCTCGATCGTGTCGCCTAAACCGCCGTTTTGGTACGCGTTTCTTGTCCTGGGCCTCTTGCCAATGCAATACGCGATGGCAATTCGCGCAAAGTGCGATGCACTTGGTACGAACTTCTTCCATCGCCTTGGCATACGACCCGTTTTTGACAAGCTCGTTAACGGCTCTCTTCTGATCCCGGATCACGTGATGGAAATCAATGGCCGCCGGATGCGCGAATCCGCACATAAAACAATCTTGCGCCGCTTTGAACTCGGCCCACAAGGCCCGGTACTCGCGTTTATTCTTAGCCGTACCCGCCTGGTGCTTTTTCCGATTTTTTTGGTACCAACGCTTATTTGCCTCGGCATTCTTTTTGCGGCGCTCGATTGGATTTTTGTATGGCATTTAAGTTTTGATAGTAATTTTTAATACAACGATGGAAAATAACATGGAAATAGAAAATAAGTATTGGGAAAAACGATGTGAGTTTTGGTGCGCGAATTATTTGGAACTCGCCCAGGGCATTAAAAAGCTACTGATCTACGCGGATCGCGTCGATGATTACGGCGAACTAAAGCATGAGGTCAAGATGGTACAAAAGTTACTGGAGAAGGACGCACATGGATCAAGCAAACAATAACCAGGTAGGCGGCACCCATTACACCAGCAAGGCTATCCAGCCCTGGGATTACATTATCTCGAATGAACTCGGTTACCTGGAAGGCAACGTCGTTAAGTACGTGTCGCGCTGGAAGGACAAGGGCGGCATCGAGGATCTCAGGAAGGCCCGTCATTATCTCGACAAGCTGATCGAGGTGAATCTGAAATGATTTGCCAGTTTTGCGTCGGAGAGGATGGAAATTATTTTTCTAAGACAGAAGTCCTGGAAACGAGAATCTATTGGGACCCGAATGAAGAGTTTTACTACAACGAGCGCCGGCGCAGATGCCTGGCTTGCGAGACGCGCTTTACCACCGTGGAAAGGATGGTCGAAGATGACTAAGCTAACAACGCGCCAGGCACGTGCTTTACTCGCGACGCCGGAGAACCAGGAGAAAGTATCGAACGAGCTGGGCCATATAGCGAACGCGGATATAACAGATGTTATATCGTGGACCGGCGACGTGGCCGTACTCAACGCGAGCGATACCCTGGCCCCGCACGTGCGTAAAGCGATCAAGAAAGTCAAGATCACACCCGGCAAGTACGGTAGCTCGATCGAGGTCGAGATGCACGACAAACTGGGCGCCTTGCGTATGCTGGCCCGCGCGACAGGAATGATGGATCAGCAACAAGAAGAAAGCAATCGCCCGACAATGATCGGGATCAAACTCAACTTATCGAAAGTAGAAGAGGTTATTTATGCCGAGGAAAATGGGCGCGACGGGAAGGAACCGTCAAACGGGGAATGAGTTAGATGCGCTGGGCGATCTCAACCTGGATTTCTCGACAAGTCCGACGACTTCGCGATTTTTATCTGACGATGCTTTTTTTCGCGGTCTTATGGGACCCGTCGGATCGGGTAAGTCGTACGGATGCGCGTCGGAAATACTCTTGCGAGCGGTGCGGCAAGCGCCTTCCCCGGTGGATAATGTTCGTTACACACGATTCGTGGTCATTCGAAATACCTACGGGGAACTTCGGACCACCACGATTCGAACCTGGCTTGAAATATTCCCGGAGCATATTTGGGGTCCGATTCGCTGGTCCCCGCCGATTACTCACCATTTGCAATTGCCATCGCGCGACGGGGTGCCAGGACTAGATTGTGAAGTAATCTTCCTGGCGCTTGACGATACCAAGTCGGTACGCAAGCTCTTGTCCCTGGAAGTAACCGGCGGCTGGTGCAACGAGGCGCGCGAGTTGCCGCTTGCCGTGATCCAGGGACTAACGGCCCGCGTAGGTAGATACCCTAGCAAAACGCATGGCGGTTGCACCTGGCGCGGGATATGGGCCGACACGAACCCGCCCGATGATGACGGCTGGTGGTATCGCCTGGCCGAAAAGGAACCGGTCAAGGGCAAATACAAGTGGAATTTCTATACGCAACCTGGCGGCATGATCGAGGTACCGGCCGATACGGCGGGCGCGATCTACGCGGCCGGCAAGCATTGGCTTGAAAACCCGAAGGCCGAGAACGTTAAAAACTTGCCGCCTGGCTACTATGAGCAACAACTCGGCGGCAAGAACCTGGACTGGATCCGATGCTACGTCGGCGCGCAGTATGTTTATGTCCAGGAAGGCAAACCAGTATGGGCGGAGTACGATGATTCGACGATGGTGGACGACACAATCGCGTACGTGCCGGAGTTACCGTTGCTGATCGGATGCGACTTTGGTTTGACGCCAGCGGCCGTGATTGGACAACGCTTGCCGTCCGGCGCCTGGAACATCCTGGAAGAGATTGTCACGGAAGATATGGGCCTTCAACGCTTTGGGCAGATGCTACTGCAACAACTCAATATGAAGTATCCGAAGGCCGAGGTAATCTTGACGGGTGACCCGGCCGGCCAGGCGCGCGATCCGATATTCGAGACAACGGCGTTCGATCACTTGCGGACCCTGGGCTTTACCAAGGTCCAACCCGCGCCAACCAATGACTTTGGAGTACGTCGTGAAGCTGGCGCCGCGCCCATGATACGGCTGATCGATCGAAAACCGGGTCTGAGAGTGGCGCGCACGTGTCCAAAATTACGGAAGGCGCTTGCTGGTGGCTATCATTTTAAACGAGTAGGGGTGCCAGGCGAAGAGCGATTTAGGGATGCGCCGAATAAAAACCAGCATTCGCACGTCGGCGATGCGTTTTCGTACTTGATGCTGGGGGGCGGAGAATACAAACGCTTGACCAGGAGTGGCCTCAATTACGGTACGCAAGCGAAACAATACACGGCGGACTTTGATTTTGATATTCTTTAGGGGCTATGAATTTGACGCCAGCTATACTCCGCAACCTATATGCAACGATCTATTGTTGCGAACCGTTTGCGCGCTGGAGAATGCCATTGCCTGAGGCAATCAAGTTTGAGGTGATCGATGACCCCCATGCGTACGGGTATTACCAATACGACGAGGGCGGGGACTACGAACATACAATCCAAGTATCGCGAATGCTTTGCGGCCATTTTATGACCGTGTTAAGGGTGCTATGCCATGAATCGATCCACATGAGTAGGTGGGCGCACGCCAGGGAGCGATGGAACCATCACGATCAACTTTTCAAAAAACGATGTAAGGCCGTTGCTGACGAATTTGGATTGGACCCTTTAGAGTTATGATAGATACAAGTGGATTTACATCGAATGTCCGGCTACCGGAAGGGGGTAGGATTGTCCCCTTTTTTTACGGACACGTGGCCTTGATGAATCTTAACGAGCATGATCTCGATTCTAAGGCGAATATTCCTGACTGGCTTGAACGTTTAAAGTACCAAACCAATATCGGGCCGTCGTTTACTGCTCTTTATTACGGCAAACCGATGCTTTCGTTTGGGATTATTTCAATTTGGCCCGGACTTGCCGAGGCCTGGATGATCCCCGATCGTGATATTGGTACCGTTACGATACCGTTATGCCGTTGTGCCAGGCAATTTTTCTCCTGGGCTGAAACCACTATGCAACTGCGACGCATTCAAATCATCGTGCGTTCGTCTAATGTACGCGCGCAAAAATGGGCAGAGTTCTTATACTTCGAAAAGGAATCGGAAATGATGGCCTTTGGCCCTACCGGTGAATCACATTTTATGTATAGGAGATTAAATCATGGGCGGAGTGTTTAACCCACCATCACCACCACCAGCACCAAGACAACAACCGGCGCCAGCTCCAAAAAAGGCAGAACCAGTTAAAGTAACTAGCGATGAAACAAAAATGGCGGCCAATACCCGCGCCCGTCGCCGTATGGGTACTCGCTTATTGTTTAGCCAGGAGCGTTCAGCCGGTTTAGGCATGAGCGGAACCACATTAGGCGGTGGAGCTGGTGAAGGTCAAAGTACGTTATCTTCATAGGAGAGAATTATGGGCGGATTGTTTAGTTCACCATCTATTCCGGCACCCCCGCCGGCACCAACTCCTGATCCAGCGATTGCTGAGAATCAGAAAAAACAAGAAGAGCGCCTTGCGGCACAAGAGCAAGCGCAACAGAAACGCCTTCAGGCTACGAAACGCGCGCGTCAAACCGGCGGGATGCGTTTACTTTTCAGCCAGGAGCGTCAAAACCCAATGCTAGGCATCACTTCCGAATCCCTGGGAGCTGGTGGCACCAACACAATGGAGAGCTAATCATGCCTGAAGTCTATGACAAGAAAGGTAATAAGCTAAAAGAGTTTGCGTACACGAAATCAGGTATGGCCGCGGCCCGTCGATATGCCGCCCAAGTAAAGGGGCGCGTTGAAGTCGAGCATAAGGACGAGATGGCCAAGAAGATGAAACGCAAAAAAGAGTATATGTAATGCCGTTGAAGAAGTACCAAAACCCAAAAGGTGGCCTCAATGCGGCCGGACGTGCATTTTATAAGCGCACCGAAGGATCGAATTTGAAATCGCCAGTTAAGGGTGCGCCAGCCGGTCCGGAACAGTTACGTCGCAAGGCGTCATTCCTGGCCAGGATGGCTGGTAATGCTGGACCTGATTACGATGAGAAGGGAAGGCCAACGCGAAAACTTTTATCGTTACGCGCCTGGGGTGCGAGTTCGACGGCAGATGCAAAAAAGAAAGCGGCGTCGCTTTCTGCGAGATATAAACGAATGAAGGAATCGAAAAAATGAAGAAAATGCCGGTTGCACACGTACTAAAGCGCGCCGAATTAGCGGATTCGCGTAAGGATCTATGGCGTTCAATCTACGAAGAGTGCTACGAATTTGCACTTCCCCAGCGTAATCTGTATTCCGGCCAGTATGAGGGCAAAACTCCTGGTCAACATAAGCGCGCCAGGGTATTCGATTCGACGGCGATCAACTCTACTCAGCGTTTTGCGAACCGGATCCAGTCGGGCCTATTCCCGCCCTACCGTAAATGGATGCAACTCACTCCAGGATCGTCGATTCCAGCCGACAAACGTAAGCAAGTAGCAGACGCCCTGGATATTTACTCCGATAAATTTTTTGAAGTCTTGCGGCAAACCAATTTTGACCTGGCAATATCGGAGATGCTCCTGGATATGGCCGTCGGTACTGGCGTTATGCTCATCATGCCAGGCGATAAAGATACGCCGATCCGTTTTACTGCGGTGCCGCAATACCTAGTCTCATTCGAAGAGGGCCAGCATGGTACCGTTGATAACGTGTACCGTAAGTTACGCGTCAAGGGCGAGGCGATTACGACACAATGGAAAGATGCCAAGATCCCGGCAGATCTCCAGGTCAAGATTGATCGTAAACCCGAAGAAGAAATCGATTTGATCGAGGCAACGATCTACAACTACTCAACGGGTGCAGTTTGCTACTACGTTTTAGAACCTAAAGGTAAGAATGAGATCGTTTATCGTGAGCTAAAGAAGAGTTCGCCCTGGGTAGTAGGCCGTTATATGAAGGTGGCCGGTGAGGTTTATGGCCGTGGTCCCCTGGTTAATGCCTTACCCGACATCAAGACGCTCAACAAGGTCAAAGAATTGCTCTTGAAAAACGCGTCGATCTCCGTGGCTGGCGTATATACGGCCGCAGATGATGGCGTACTGAATCCGGCAACAGTCAAAATTGCTCCTGGATCGATTATTCCGGTGGCCCGCAACGGCGGACCCCAGGGAGAAAGTTTGCGGCCATTGAGATCCGGCGGAGACTTTAACGTATCCCAGCTCGTTATCAACGATTTGGTCAATGCCATTAAAAAGATGCTATTGGACGATACCTTGCCGCCGGATACCATGAGCGCAAGATCGGCAACCGAAGTCGCCGAGCGCATGAAAGAGCTATCGCAGAACATTGGACCAGCATACGGCCGCTTGATTACCGAAGTGATGCAACCGATTGTGCGTCGCACAATGGAAGTTATGGACGAAATGGGGATTATCGATTTCCCATTGAAGGTGGACGGCTCCGAAGTCAAGGTAGTGCCTACCGGATCTCTCGCCCAGGCGCAGAATATGCAAGAAGTCAACGACGTATTGCAATTCGTCCAGGTGGCTGGCCAAGTCGGTCTAGGCGCCCAGCTTGCGATTAACCAGGAAGAGCTGGCCGATTACCTGGCCGATCGCCTGGGAGTGCCAAGTTACTTGATTAACTCGAAAGAACAACGCCAGGCAATTATGGCGCAGATGGCCCAGGCCGCACAAATGGCCCAGGCCGCGCAACAAGGCGGCGCAGAACAACCACAAGCACAAGAGGTCTAAAAGATGATGGAAGAAGGATGGGAAGGTCTCCGGTCACCGGAGATCAAGCAAAAGGGCGCGTCGGACAATGAGATTGATCTCCTGGTCACTCGCGTCTTTTCTACCGATGATGGCGTAAAGCTCTTGGAATGGCTAAGAGCTACAACCATCGAACAGCCAACCTGGTATCCGGGCGAGGACCCTTCCCATGGGTTTGCCCGCGAGGGACAAAACTCCCTTGTCCGGGAATTAGAGAGGCGAATTAAACGAGCGAGGTCTTAAATATGAGCGATACCGACAACTTGACCGCTGATACTAGCGATAATCAAGCCGGCAACAACGCAACAAGTAGCAACAAGGACGATTCAGGTAGCCTACTGAATGTAAAACCAGCGGCAAAGCCCGATGCAAAGATGGATGATCTTGCGGCGCCGCACATGGAAGTAGATCCAAACGACCAATCCCAGGTAAAGGACGATGACGGCGAAGAGCTGGATTTCGTTCGTCCCGACTTTTTCCCGGAGAACTTTTGGGACGAAGAAGAGGGTCCGGACGTCGAAGGTTTGGCCAAGGCGTACTCTGAGTTACGCGCCAAAATGTCTGCTGGCAAGCATAAGGCCCCCAAGGATGGTAAGTATGAGATTACCACTCTGAAGGACCGCGGCATTACTGAAGATGATCCAATGCTGAAAGATTTTGTAGGCCTGGCCAAGGAACAAGGTTTAAGCCAGGAGCAATTCGATCAAATGATCGATCTCTACACGAATCACATGGGCGCCGCTGAAGAGCAATTTAAGACTAGCCGTGAAGCCGAGATGAAGAAACTGGGCCGCAATGCGGACAAGATTGTTCAATCGACGGAACAATGGTTAGTCAAAATGCAAAACGCCGGCACCTTGAACCAGGGCGAGATCGAGGCGATTAGTCGCGCCAGCAACAATGCGGCTTTTATTTCTGCGCTACATAAGATCAGGGCATCCTATATGGAAACGGACATCCCTGGTCTCGAAATGCAAGAAAGCCAAAAGATGAGCATGACCGACATTCAGTCAATGATGGCAGATCCAAAATACGGAAAAGATCCGGCTTACACCAAAAAAGTGGAAGATATGGTCTATTCAATGTTTGGAGAGGGAAACCGATAGCCTTCCCGCTCATCAATAAAAAGAGTGCGACGCTCATTGCAACGCACTCTTTTTTTATTTATAGTGTTACGTAATGGACAACCGCAAGGCCCGTTACTACGCGTAGCGACCCGCTTGGATAATCGCAAAGCTAAAAATGTTTTTTAATTTTTTAAACTTTGATATGAAAGGAAATTGAGATGTCTATCAATATCTCTAATGCTTTCGTCACGTTATTCGATAGCGAAGTAAAACAGGCCTACCAGGCGCAACGCGCCCTTGCCGGTTTGACCCGTGAGCGTACTAACGTAGAAGGCTCGACTGTAAAATTCCCAAAAATTGGTAAGGGAACCGCATCCGTTCGTGTACCACAAACCGATGTAGTACCTTTGAACGTTACTTATTCACAAGTAACTGCAACCATGACCGATTATATCGCCGCAGAATATAGCGATATTTTCCATCAGCAACGCGTCAACTTTAACGAGCGTCAAGAACTCGTTCAAGTCGTATCCGGTGCTATTGGCCGTCGCATGGACCAAGTAATCATCGATGCACTTATTGCCGCATCCAGCACCGGCACCGTTGCGAATACCATTCAAAACGATGGCTCCGTTGGATCTGCAACTGATCTAAACGTTGGTAAGCTCCGCGCCGCCAAGAAGTATTTGGATAGCAAGAACGTACCAATGGAAGGCCGTACCATCGTTCTCCATGCAAACAACTTGTCTGCTCTCTTGGGCCAAACAACCGTAACCAGCTCTGACTTCAACACCGTCAAGGCCTTGGTAACCGGCGAAGTGGATACCTTCTTGGGCTTTAAGTTTGTAACCATCGGTGATCGTGACGAAGGTGGCTTGCCAAAATCAGGCTCCGACCGTACTGTATTCGCATTCCATCGCGATTCAGTAGGAATGGCAATTGGTCTCAATCAAACTAGCCGCGTTGACTACATCGCTGAGAAAACTTCTTTCTTGGTCGCATCTATGTTTAGCGCCGGCTCAGTAGCGATTGATTCTGAGGGCATCGTTAAACTCACTTGCGCTGAATAAGGAGATTAGATCATGGCATTCACAAGAGATAACTTTGGTCCAATCGGTAACGTATCTAAAGCTGGTAATTCACCAATTATGTGGGGTTACAAAACTGCCGATACGATCGCTGATGTAAACACTGCCGCTTACTTTAATGCAGTATCCGATATTGTTAGCGTGGGCGATTTGATTTACTGTGTAACATCTACTGGCGGCACAATTGTTGCTACTTTAGTTTATGTTGTATCTAACGCCGCTGGCGTTGTTGACGTAAATGACGGTACAACTCTTGCTAATACCGACACAGACTAAGTAGTACCCATAAGTCCGGGCGGAGAAATCCGCCTGGATTTTACTCATTAAAGGATTGTTATGGCGTCGGGCGATACAAAACTATCTATATGTTCTGATGCTCTGATTTATCTAGGGCAAAAACCACTAACGTCATTCGCTGAAACTTCTGATTCGGCACAGATTTGTGATCGTTTGTATGATGACATTCGGGACATGGTTTTATCGATGTATCCCTGGAGTTTTACCCTAAAGAAAGTCCAGCTCGCGCGTCTCGTTGATACGCCCGCATTTGGCTGGAAATACTTGTACCAATTGCCTGGTGATCGGCTGGCTGGCATTCGTGCCGTTCATGCTGACGACACCGTGAACTATCCGGCAACCGTAGAATTTGACGTTCAGCAAGATAAATTGCTGACCAATATTGAAGAGGCATGGATTGATTACCAATACCGCACTCCTGAGAGTGAAATGCCTAGCTATTTCGTTAACTTTTTAAAGTATGCCCTGGCCGCCAACTTTGCACAGATGGTAACGGACCAACTTACTAAAGCCGATTATTACCAGCGTTTAGCATTCGGTTTGCCTGAAGAGAATATGCGCGGCGGATTCTTCCGCCAGGCTATGGCGATTGATGCTCAAAGCCGTCCATCGGTTACTTTGGAGAATCAAAACGCATTCCCATTAATTAATGTACGGTTTGGATAATGCCGCGCTCAGTCCTCATTCAAACCAATTTTGTAGTGGGGGAATTGGACCCGCTATTGCGCGGCCGTATTGACTTAAATCAATATTACAACGCACTTCAAAAAGCAACTAATGTAGTCATTCAACCCCAGGGCGGCGCACGTCGTCGCGAGGGTTTGCAATACATTGACACTTTGCCGGCCAACCTTGCCAGCCAGGCACTTAAACTTGTGCCGTTTCAGTTTAATGTGGTCGATTCGTATATGTTTGCGATCGTGCCTGGGCGCGTTTACATTTACAAGAACAAGGCCCTGGTAACCAATATCAACGGATCCGGTAATAATTACCTGGCCGTGGCCGGCTTTACGGCCAGCGTCATTCCAGGACTAAAGTTTGCCCAATCGGCAGATACGATTATTTTTGTCCAGGAAGATCTTGCGCCGATCAAGTTTGTACGTGGTGGCACCGATGCAACCTGGACCGTCTCAACGATTACGTTTGATGAGATCCCGTCTTATGCTTATACCTTGACGGTGACAACTCCATCCGTTGGCCATTTAACGCCATCAGGTACAAGTGGCAACATTAGTTTAACGTCGCAAAACACTTACTTTGTATCTACTGACGTTGGTCAATATATCAATGCTGAACCACAAGGCCGGGCCAAGATTGTGGCGTTTGAATCAGGTACAAAAGTTAAAGCGATTGTTGAGATTCCATTTTTTGATACCAGTAATATTGCCCAAGGTAGCTGGGAGATTGAGCGCGGATACGAACCATCCTGGAGCGCATCGCGTGGCTGGCCAAGATCCGTTACTTTCCATGAAGGACGTTTATTTTTTGCCGGTGCTAAGTCCAGGCCGACTACGGTTTGGGGATCGCGCGTATCTGATTTCTTTAACTTCCAATATGGCGAAGGTTTGGACGATGAGGCCGTAGAGGCAACAATCGACACGGCTCAATTAAATACGATTACCGATATTTATTCGGGCCGCGATCTACAAATCTTTAGTATTGGCGGCGAGTTTTACGTACCCCAGGCAACCCTGGAACCGATTACGCCGACTAATTTTATTATTCGTACGTCAACTCGTATCGGATCTAAAAACAATTTCCCAGTTATTGGCCTGGATTCAGGCACGTTGTTTTTGCAACGCCAGGGCAAATCGGTCAACGAACTATTGTTTACTGATACTGAGGCAACATATATTGCTAATAACGTGACATTGCTATCCGGTCATTTGGTTAAAAATCCAATAGATATGGCACTTAATCGTGCGACGTCAACCGATGACACCGATCGCTTATATGTCGTTAACGGCGATGACGGAACGATTATGTGTATTTCGCTATTGCGTTCGCAAAGCGTTATTGCCCCATCTGAATTTACAACGGACGGTTTATTTAAAGCCGTGGCCGTTGACGTCAATACCGTTTACGTCATTGTGGCCAGGAGTGTCAATGGATCAACCGCCTATTACGTTGAGGCATTTAATCGTGATCTGACAATGGATAGCGCTAAGTTTGCAAACACTAGCGGCGCATCGGCATCAATGTCACATTTGGTAGCCAAGACAGTTAAAGTAATTCGCGATGGCATCCTGGAGCAAGATAAGGTAGTGCCAGGCGGCGGAACCGTGACATTCTCGACGGCCGCAACATCATCCTGGCAAGTCGGATTGAACTACAACATTAATCTGAAAACCATGCCAGTAGAGGCCAAAATGGCATCCGGCAATATTCGCGGATTTAAAAAGCGCATCATGGAGATTAACGCGGACGTTTATAACACCCAGTCCATGACGATTAATGAGAACCCAATTCAGTTCAGACAATTTGGATCAAACGTATTGGACACGGCCATTCAACCATTTACTGGCGTAAAGAAGGCTGGACCATTGCTAGGATTCGATAAAGAGGGAACAATAACGGTAACACAGGGTGAACCGTTAAAGTTTAATTTGTTAAACATGGAATATAAAGTTTCGATAGGACAATAATTATGGAAGTCGCCGTCGCCGCAATGCTTGTCGCCGCTTATGGTCAATATGAGGGCGGCAAAACACAGGAAAAGATTTATGGAGCGCAAGCCCAGGCCGCGCAACAACAAGCCGGATTCCAGGCCCAGCAAGTAGAAATGCAAGGCCGGACTGAGGCCATTCGCTCCCGCCAAGAGGGTTTAAAAACGTTGACGAACTTAAACCGAACAATTTCTACTGTACGTGCCAGGGCCGGAGCTGGTGCCATTGACCCATTTAGCGGAACTGCTGGATCGTTGCAAACGTATGCTTTACGAGAGGGATACACAGAGTTTGATATTTCTCAAGAAAACGCCAAATTAGCCGCATCATCGGCCGCATTCCAGGCAAACGTTTACAGATATTCAGGCGAGCAAAATGCCGCAATTATGCGGGCATCAGGTAGTGCGGCAAAACAAGCCGGTATGTACCAGGCAATTGGTACGGTTGGCCAAGCCGTTGGTATGTATCAAATGGCTGGCGGATTTGGATCCAAGTATTCGCTATTTGGATCATCTACTCCGGCCGGTGGTTTTAACACCAATGCAGTACCAAACTTTAACGTAGGTTAATTATGGCCGAGAGACTTCCACGCTATCAACCAACAGGGGTACAGATTGATCCGTACCGCGCGGCCGCATTGCCGGCAATTGAATACGCTCCGCTTATGCGTGAAAGCAAAAATCTTGTTGCGGCGCAACAGGGTGCATTAGATCGTGTTATTAATTTTGCCGCAAAGATTGGAATGGAAGAGGCAGAAGAAAAAGGACGGGCCGCAGTAAAAACTCCTGAACAGGCAAAACAAGTATTGCAACAAACCCAAGAAAAGGGGATGCCCCGCACCATCTACGATAAAGCAATGTATGAACAGGCTAATGAATTGGTCATTATGCAATTGCAAAATGATGGGCGCCGTTTAAATGCAGAGTTGTTGCAAGAATTTAAAAACGATCCAAATGCTGATCCGGAATTATTTAGACAACGAAGCGCTGGTATTCGTGACGGCATGGAATCGTTGGTTAATATGGTCGATCCCAAGTTACGGGGACGAGTTGCCGGCGATTTGGACAGAATTAAAAATGTATCCTTTTTGGAAATATCCGAAAGATATAACGATCGTGTAGCGCAACAACTTAAAGCCAACGCCCTCGCATCGATAGAGCAACGTAGCCAAGACGCTATTCGCATAATGAGTAGTGGCATTCAAAATGGCGAACAACTGCTATTTACCGAACTTCAAGAGCTGACTAAGTTTGCCATTACAGGTAACTTTACACCGGTTGAAATAGAAAAAATTAGACAAACAACTTTAGAGCAAGCGCATATTGCTCGTTTTAGAAAGGAATATGAGAAGGCGCCCAATAAAGCAGAATTTCTAAAGCGTGTCCAGGCTGATCTTGGAGCTGGTCCGATTGGTGAATTGTATGATAAAGATACAGGCGCACCGCTTAAAACAAATCGCATCACACGTGGTATTGACGTAAACCGTATGGGCGCCCTGGTCAATGAGATCGAGGCAGATCTACGTGCCAGGGACGCGCAGTTTAGAGCATTACGTTCAGAGTTAAAAACTGATACTGCCGAAACTTTAAGAATTATTACCCTTGGTCAAATACCAAGCGAAGGCGTTGTCAATGAGTTGATGGGCCGCGCAAGAAATTTAGGTTTGCCAGCCAACGATCCAACAATGCGCCAGGTTAACTATCTAGGCGTATTACGCCAGCAGTCAATTGCTTTTAACAAAATGGCGCCTATGCAATTAGGCGACTGGATCCGCGACGCTGAAAGCAAGGTCCAGGGCCAGGCAACTCTTGAACAAGCAATGTTAATTAAGGCGGCCAAAGAATCTCTAGCACACAAAACAACAATGCTAGAAAAAGATCCAGTTACTTACATGAATCAAACTGGTGCCGCAGAAGTTAAAACATTAAATTTTGCGGCCGCACCCGTTGATTTAATAAAACAGATTGGCGAGCGAGTTACGCAATCAAAGTCATTTGCGGCCAGCATGAACTCGGAACCAAAGTATTTTTCCCAGGATGAGGCTAACGCTTTAAATACATTTTTGCGCACCGCAACACCCGATCAGCAAATTTCATTGCTTGGATATCTCAACCAAGGTTTTGGAAAAGATAGTTTGAACGCAATGAAAGAGCTTTCAAAGTCTGCACCTGAATTTGCTCACGTTGGCGGATTAGCTATATCCGGCGCAAGCAAGCAAACACTATTTGATGCGCTTAATGGAGCAAAACAAAAACAGGCTGGCAATAAACCATTTGAAGGCACAGGCGATGCGGCAACTAAGCGCAACATTATTGCTGACCAGTTGGGTAGCGCTTATGCAGTATTGCCTGAAACACGCGCCAACATACTGCTAACTGCCGATAATATTTACACTCAACGAGCGATTGTTGCCGGCAAAACAGTATTTGATGAAGATATGTATAAGCAAGCATTTCAAGAAGCCGCCGGCGCAACCAAAGATAAAAATGGAAAAATGTACGGCGGAATTATTGAATATAGGGGTAACCGTATTTCAATACCTAGCAACATTCCGCAAGATCGTTTTAGCGACATTATTAGAAAAGCAACTTATGATGATTTTGTTGCGGCGTCAAACGGCATACCGGCCGATGATAAGGGACGCCCATACACCATTGATAGACTAAGAAAAGGCTATCCGGTGGCTGATACTAGCGGATCTTCTTATTGGTCATTTGATAACCCAAAAGAAAAAACTGGTGGCACACTTACAGGGTTTTACACTAAAGACGGATCGCCGTTAAAAGTTGATCTTAGAATTTTGGGTGAAAGAGTAAAAGCAAGGGAAGGCATTAAATGAGTTTTATTTTTGACCAGGAAAACCCGTCCGCTATTACTTTTAAACCATTAGCCGGTGGCGATGATACTGGTTTTGTAGAAAACTATGATGCCGCCTACAAGGCAACGCTAAGTTTAAATCGTAGTGATTCCAGGCCAATTAATCTAAGAGAGCAATGGGACCCGATTGTTAAAGAAATCCAGGACAAAACTGGCAGAAAGTTTATTAATCCAGGAAATTACCTGGGCGGGTATGACGCAACCAAAGATAACGCCGAGCGTGGTTATAACTATTCGTCAAAACAAATTTTTGATTTTATAAAAGAACGCCCCGAAACTTTTCCTGATTTGCTAAATTTAGATAACGATGCAATTTTTGAAAGAGCAAAACAAAACGCCATTAAACGGGGTGACGTTAATGCTGATGTAGCGGCACGACAAACTTTTGCTGGCTTGCTAGGAGAGTTTGCTGGTAGCGCAGTTGCGTCTATGACTGATTTGCCAAACCTTGCAACCGCATTTATTGGCGGCGGGTCAACGTCTATTCTTAAAACAATTTTCAAACAATCAGCTATTGCGGCCGGATCAGAGGCAATTATTCAAACCGAAGTTGCTGACTGGTATAAAACCCTTGACTTGCCATACGATTACAGAACATTCCTGGCTAACGTAGGAATGGCCGCGGCTGGAGCTGGCGTAATTACCGGTGGAGTTGTTGCGGCAAAACCGGTATATCAATTTACTAAAAAGCAATTGATTGACGGTATTGAGGCGCTTGGCAAAGCTAGGGCGGCCCGCGAAGGTCGTCCATACGAAATTGATCCCGACGTCAAAATGATTAAAGAGATGGACGAGATCGATACAACGATCAACCAGGGCAACGTTTTAAAAGATGATACTGGTGACCTGGAGCATATTACTCGCGTTGAACGGTCTTACAATGCCGCGCTTGATGGTGATTCTACAAAGATCACAACTGCGCCGCCTGAAAGTCCTATTAATCAGCCAACCAATATATTTTTTCACGACAATCTTAACGGTGAGATTTTTGCGTACAAGCCAAAAGATTTGCTAGTCGATGCCGAGCTTTTCCAGTTTAAAGCTGGCGGCGATGTTATGGGCGTTACAGAGCGCTTAAAGGATGTAAGCAAATGGGATCCAGTTAAAGCCAATACGGCTATCGTGTATGAGTTTGCTGATGGGCGTACATTTATTGCTGACGGACATCAACGCCTGGCCCTGGCAAAACGTTTGCAAGAGGCAGATCCGACGCAAGACATTCAACTGTACGCATTTAAGATTCGCGAAGTCGATGGATTTGATCCGGCTTACGCCAGGGCAACGGCCGCTGGTAAGAACCTGGCAGAAGGTACTGGAACATTAATCGATGCCGCCAAGATTCTAAGAGATGCGCCGGAGCTGATTAAGTCATTGCCGCCCAGGTCTCAGTTTGTCAAGCAAGCAAACGAGCTATCGCAACTTGGACCTAAAGCATTTAATGCCGTGGTGAATGATGTAGTGCCGCCGCATTTTGGATCAATCGTTGGCCGGTATATTACCGATGAGGCCCAGCAATTGGCCATCCTACAACTCTTGCGTCGCCTGGAACCAGCTAACGCAGTCCAGGCCGAGCAGATCGTACGCCAGGCTAGAGAGGCCGGATTCGTTAAAACCGAACAGGCTGGCCTATTCGGTGATGAGGATATTGCAGAAAGCCTATTCCTGGAGCGGGCCAAGATCCTGGATCGCGCTATGAAAGAATTGCGTAAGGATAAGCAACTATTTGAAACCCTGGTTAAGAATGCAACGGATATTGAACAGGCTGGCAACACCCTGGCAAAACTAAGCAACGAAGAGAAAGAGGCTATTTATGGCAAAGCGATCGCTATCATTGAAAATAACGCAAACGTCCGGGGACCCATCTCAGACAATCTCACCCGAATCGCCAAGGCGTGGAAAGACAATGGCGGAACCAAAACTGAAACTTACGTCCGCGAGTTTACCGAAAGTGTCCGCCGAGCAATTGAGGACGGGAGTTATGAAAGGGTACCAAATGGCGGAGATCGCGGCGATCTCACAACTCCGGCGCAAAGCAATCGATTCACAGAACCAGGCGCAGACGAGCTAAAGTCATTCGACGAAGGTCCTGGATCTCCTGGCGCTAAGAACCAGGGTGACATCCTGGAAGGTGATCTCCTGGGCGATTTACCCAATGGCGGCAAACCGATTACCGTTGATGAGTATGTGGCCAAGTCACTTAATCCGGATGATCTTGCGCCGTTGACACCCGACGCGCAAACGACGTTGCGTAATCTGTACCAAGATGCCGCTTTACGTAAAGAACAGTTTGATACGATTAATCGTACGATCGCTAATACGGTCAATGGTGAATATAAAGCGGCGAATCTTAAAGGCTCTAGTCGCGCAGTAGAAAAAGTAATGTACGACTATGCCGGAGATCCAACTCTTATAAAAGACTTATTACGTGCAACGATTATCGTTGACAACTTCCAGCAAGCTGGCGTTGCATTAAGAGAATTGCGTTCGCAGTATCGCGTCCTGGATAGTGGATTTAGAAATCTACTCGATCCCAAGGTTAAGGCGCTCGATGGTGGCTATCGCGATATTAAGATGAATGTTGAGATTGACGGTCATATTGCAGAAGTGCAGATTAGCATTCCTGAATTTATGAAGGTCAAAGATAAGTATCACTCAATGTATGCCGAGCGTGATGGTATCTTGCGCCGCATCACAGATGAGAATCGTCAACCGACTAAAGCAGAACAAGCACAGATTGATAAGATGAATGCCGAAATGGGGCTTGCTTATGATGAGGCGTTAGCGGCCGTTCTCAATCGTTCGAACTCAGCCTTGTCAACTGGTGCGCCATTACGTAATGCTGAATCCGCTGGAAAGGGTCTTGGTGAACCTTTATCCCAGGCGGCGCAAAAGCCAGCAAAACCGGGAACAGAACCGAGCGTTACCGGGATCCCTTCAACGTCGAGAAATTCTACTTTCTTAGATGATTTCATAAAGGACACTCCTGACTTAACTCTAGCACAGATCGGTACAGGCGGCAACCGGAACCCGGATCTAATGAACCTGGAAGTACCAATTGCCGAGCGAATCGATCCAGTAACCGGTGAGAGAATATCGGAAGTGCAAACTGTAAGACAAATTTTGGACGACTTTGAACAGGATAAATCCATGTTAGAGCGCTTGATAGGGTGCGTCAAATGAGCTTTAGAGAATGTATTACGAACGGCGAGAATGAGGGAAAACTCTCATCGAATCAGGCCGCCAAGGCCAGGGGCTTATTTGATGAGCTAGAGGCGGAGTACGCCAAAAAGATGGACCCCATCCAGGCAAGCACTCAGGCCGCAAAAGATACTTTTGACGCATTGCAAAAAGAGGCGATTGAAAAGAAACGCGTTAAATTGTTGCAAATCCGCAACTGGCAGAAGATTAGTTTTGACATGAATCAGTATGCCGGCGGAGAGAATCTAGGAAAAGCCGCCCAGGCATTACTTGATCGCGACGAGTTTGCTAAGTATTCCAACGTCGAGGCACGTCGCAAAGCCGTACTCGGACAGATCTATTCCAAGATGGATGACGTCCTGGCAACTTTTAGACGACGCGGCGCAACCGGTGGACTGGGTAATAAGGCGATGGCCAAGGACCTGGTGCGTGAAGTATTCGGCGAGGATACCGGATCAGCCGCCGCGAAAGAGTTAGCACAATCCTGGTCAACTGCGGCGGAATATGCCCGCCAGCGCTTTAATGCGGCCGGTGGTGCGATTCCAAAGCGTAACGATTGGGGTATGCCTCAGATCCATGATTCGATGCTGGTACGCAAGGCTGGCCGCGAGGAATGGACTAACTTTATCCGTGAGCGCCTGGACCTGGAAAAGATGGTCGATGAGCGTACCGGTCTTAAATTTACCCCG